TTTTTATTATATATTTTTTTCTCTTTATAGTCTATTTTTATATATGCTAAACATTGCTTTTTTATAAACTCTGAATTATGAAACACATTTATCTTTTCTCTGATAAGAGAAATTAGTGTCATACCCTCTTCTTTTTTTATTCTAATATATTCAACCGTACATTCACTATACTTCTCAGAGAAATAAAGTATTCTCTTAGCCATACTTTCATGTTCGCTCCATTCTTCAAATTTTTTCTTGTCTTTTTCGTATGCTTTTCGATTGAAAATGTATTCACCATTTTTATTTACTTTTTCTAATTTATTCATTTTTATAAAGGTTTTTAAAATTAAAAACTACATACACAGCCGTCAGCTGCTTCAAAAGGAAATGATAGTTGTATGGGTTCTTGGGCTAACCTTACCAAGTCCTCTATACTCCTGCGATCCCTAAACATTGTACTCTGATAGGTGCTTTCCATTTCCTTAAACCAATCGATAAAGCGGGTACCATATCTGATGTTATCTATAAGGTTAGGAGTACTCTTTTTCCAACATAATTCACAATTGCCATACTTGTTATGTATGCCGAGTTTGAAAGGTTGGCTATCCCAAAATTTGTTGAGTTCCTGCTGTCCTATAGGCACTTCAAAGTCTGTCAGTAGCGGGAATATACGCTTAGTGTCAACTTTTATCTCGGCCCAGCTAATACGCTTGGGCATATCCTCCTTGCGGTAACCAATAGCTAGTTGATAGCTATCCTTTCCTTTTCCGAAGAGATCATTAGCAAACTTCTTAGTAGGATTACTTTTTAGATAGTCAGAGCAATAAGGAGCCCCCATATTAGGCAGACCGTTATAATGACCTTTGTTATAGTGAGCTATCATTTGAGCAAATACTTTAGCCTCCATATCCATAGTGTCAAAATCTACTACCTTATAGCCTACTCCTACACCTTTCTCAGTGGAGTATACACCCTCTATGATTGTAAGAGGTATTTCCCAGTACTTCACTATGTTTTTCAGAAAGTCAATGGTTTCGGGTCTCTCCATCCCTGTATTGCAGAAAACATAAACTTTGTTATAGTCTGCATACTTGGGTTGGGTCTGTATATGTCGAGCCATACGAGCAGAACTACGCCCTCCTGATACGGTTACAAGTAGGTTTTTCATTCATCTTCGTCTTTAAAAATTACTCGTTCACCTTTTAGTTTTTGTTTATATGAGTAAAGAATTTTGGCTAATGTCTCTACAATAATTTCTATAGTTTTACCAGCTTCTCCATCTTTCCCTAAATAAAATACATCTGTTAGCATATCTATTTGAGCATTATTTAGCCCTGTTTTTATATGTGTAACATACTGATTATTTCCTTTCTCTACTAACTCAATAGAGAGTGCTCCTAATATTCTATTTTTTTTCATCTTTGATAAATTTTTAATTAGACATTTTAATTTTGATAGTATTTTTTAATTTTAGATTTGTATTTCATCAGTGCATATATGTTTAAAGCTGCTCTTAAAATCCAAACCACTGTTATTGCTCTAATAAGTACAGATAACACGTAATAGATAGTATTTCCTAATTCACCATATACAATTATAGGAAAATCACTTGTTGCGAACCTTAAATGATAAAAAACAACAACTGTTATAATTGATTGAATAATTATTTCCTTTATTACAAAACTTTTTGCTACCTTGTATTTTTTTTCAATCTCTTGAATATTTTTGTCGTTTATTTCTGTTTTATAAAAGTCTTCCCCTAAAAAACTTTCTATTTCTTTTCTTTTGTTCATATATAAAATTTTAATCGTTTAGCAATCATTGTTACTATATCCACGGTTACGGCATTGCCTATGAGTTTGTATCGTTGTGTCTTTGAAATGTGCCTTATTCTCCCATTATAATCGCCATATTGTGTCCAGTTGTCTGGGAACCCTTGCAGGCGCTCGCATTCGATTTCCGTGAGGCGGCGCATTCTACTAATGGCATAATTACTATTGTGTCTTGTTAGGGCAGGACTTATTCCCCTTTCATCAAATACTCTGTTTTGTTGAAATGGCTGCCTACCGTTGGATTCCTTAGACGGATTTAGCTGTATCACGGTCATGTCTGAGTGCAAACCTCCTGAATGTCCGCCGCCTGTGAGGGTGGCGGCAACCTTTGGGACTATATAAGTATCATTACTCCCCATCTTGGAGTAGCGGGCTGTTATTGTTCGTGCAAGTGAAGTTTTGAAATTTCTACCTCTCCAACCTTTTTCCCTTGCCTTTGGGTCAAGTAATTGATCATTTTTTCCGATAGGAAATACTCCTGGCTGACTTCTTCCATCAAGATGTCCGACAAGGTATATCCGCTCTCTATTTTGGGGTAAAAGCCAGCTCGTATTAAGCAGTTGAAATTCAAGTCTATAACCCCCAATGTTGGCAAACGCTTGGAGAATTGCCCAAAAGTCTGCGCCAGCATTTGAGGAGAATGCTCCTTTAACATTTTCCCAGATAAAAATAACTGGTCTGATGTCAGCAATGAGGGCAATTGCGTGCTGGATAAGGCTACTTTTGGAGCCTGCAAGCCCCTTTCTTCTTCCAGCAAGTGAGAAATCTTGGCAAGGCGATCCAAAGGTAATAATATCAATTCCTGTAAGATCTGTGGATCGAATAGTGGTAATGTCTCCGAGGTTGATTGCATAGGGAAAATTGTGTTTATAGTTTGCGATTGCGTGTTTGTCTATCTCACTAAAATAGTGCTCTGTAAATTGGTAGCCTGCCCGCTGAAATCCGAGCGAAAAGCCACCTATGCCGCTGAATAGGTCAATGATTTTCATGTTTCATTTTTTTATAGTTTTCATAGATAAATCCTAACAAATTTAGATATTCGATATCTATTAATTCTTCCGAGTAGTTCTTTTCTTTTTTGAACTTTGTTGCGCAATTAATATGAAGTAAATTGCCTTCTTCACTTATTCCTGTAATTTCAACAACACTATATCCTCTATAGTATTTGATATAATCTTCTATAAGAGCAAGAAAATTATCTTTTTTTCCAAATTCTATCATTTTCATATTTTTATATTTAATTCAACTATTTAAAAAGGTTTTATATTTGTAAACTTAGAAGTAGGCATATTTACTCTGTAACGTTCTGAAAGAATGCCCCCATGTCTGTTTTTCTGTATAATAACTTCTACTTGGTTATCTGTCAATTCATTATTGTATTCAGGCACATCCCAGGTCTTAATATTATAATATTCGGGGCGATAAAGAAAAAGCACCTCATCTGCATCCTGCTCTATGGCTCCTGAATCTCTTAGATCCGAGAGTAGAGGGCGTTTATCCGTACGCTGTTCTACATTTCTTGATAGTTGAGAGAGGGCTATTACAGGTATATTTAGATCCTTGGCAATTCCTTTTAGACTGCGGGAGATATAGGATATTTCATTTTCCCTATTCTTAGCTTTCTCATAGGTGATTAGCTGAAGATAATCTACAAAGAGGATATCTATTTTGTATTTGAGTTTCATCATTTTAGCTTTAATTTTTAGGTTTTCTATGGATATAGCCGAGGTATCATCTATATGTATATTCATTTCTAACAGATTAGGTTTCATTTGTATATATCGCTGTATTTCTATATCTTTCAATCCTTTCCTGAGAATGGCTGAGTTGGGTATATCTGTATAATTGGTGATGATCCTGCCCGTTATTTGCTCTGCGGACATTTCCAATGAAAAAACTCCTACAGACTTACCTATCATAACCATATCCACCACTTGTTGTACTAAGAAGGCTGTTTTACCCATCCCAGGGCGACCCGCCACAATTGTAAGGTCTGAATTTTGCCAGCCTCCGAAAGCCTTATTAATGATAGCAAGTGAACTTTCAAGTCCCATAGGTTTCCCTCTCATGATATTTTCAAAGTTCTGCTGTACCTTTTCTACAAGTTCTGAGAACGGCTTTTGTTGCTTATTATTTTCGATGAACTTATCTACAAATAGGTTATCAAAATATTCAAAGGCTTTATCTCTAATATCCATTATATCCCTGTCTGGGTCGTTGGCGAAGTGTAATAATGTAGAGAATTTACTAATAAAGTCCCTCTTAACAGCATTCTGTACCAAAACCATAAGATGAAATTCCATGTGTGCAGTAGTCGTTACCTTAGATGTCAATTCTACACAATAGGGCGATAGTTCCTTGGATAGACCCCTCTTTCTTAGTTCCTTACTTATCAGTAGTAGATCCACAGCTTCATTCTTGTTCCAAATGTCCATTATCACCTCAAAAAGTGTCTGATGAGCAGGTGCAGAAAATAAAGACACATTGAGAATGGTGTAATATTTCCCTATTAACTGGCATTCTACAATAAGATTTCCCAGTACTCTTTGTTCTATCTCTATGTCTATAGTATCATTCATTGTATGTTGATTTAGGTCTGTTTATTTTAGGAATATTAAAAATGTTTCCTTGATTAGAATTTTTCAGATAAGGCATGGTGCTTTTCAAGGTTAATTTCCAATTGAGGATAGGTTTGCCGTATCCATTTACCCAATTATTTTCATTCCACATTTCATATTTTGTCCTTAAATGAGGTATTAAACTTTCCTCATATAACTCTAATGTTTTAGCATATTCAATGAATTCCTCAAGAGTAGGAGGCTCTATATTTAGTTTAGGTTTGCTCTGTTTTGGAGGTGGTGGAGGTGTTGCTACAGAAGACGCTGTAGGTGGTACTTCTATAGTAGGAGGTGTCTCTATAGCTGGCACTATTACTTCTTGAGATACTTTTTTCTTTTCTGCAACAGGAAGCTCTTTATTGCTTTTCCTAACACTATAATCAAAAATTATTTTATAAAGAGTGGGATAACCATTTATAATTTGATAACTGATAAGTCCTAGGTTTCGCAATATATCCTTATTGACCTTTATAGTCTTTCTGTTTAGTCTTAGCATTCTGCTCATTTCCTTGTCAGAAAGTTCAAAATTATTTTGTTTTCTATCATTCCATTTTTCTAACAGAAATAAATAGATACTTATGGCAGGCGCATTCAACGGATATTCTTTTATGAATAGCCAAAATTTCTTTATCAATTCGAGATATTCCATCATTTCTTATCTTTAATGTTATTGAATAGCTCTAAGGCCTTGTCCTTATCTATAATTATCATCTTTCCATTCTGAAATATAGCCTCATCCAAAATTCCCGACGCCTTTATTCTGCTTGCTTTTGATCGAGAACATCCTAATGTCTTAGCCAATCCTTTAATGCCATACTCGTACTTACTATTCTTTGCAGAAAATAAAAGTTTTATTTGTGCGTTTTGTAATTCTAAGAACTCGCCTACTGTTAGTTTAAATAGTGGTGTATCATTATCCATAGTTTAAAATACTTTTATTCCCTTATGATAGCCGTTCCAATCTTTAGGAGGATACAGCTGTTTATTCCTTAATAGCTCCCGAAGTACCTCTACTTCATCTAATAGATCTTGGGAGACTTCCTTTAATTTCTTACGTTGTTCTTTCTTTATTTGCTCCTCCTGACTACCTTGTAGCATACCAATGAGTGTTTGTTTGTCAAAATCTGACAAGTCAAACTGGGCTATGGTATTATATGCTATTTGTACAAGAGGGTTCATGAAATGTTTAACGTTTGAGTTTGTATATTATAATTCCATATTTTCTATATATTCTAACAGAACATCCCTGTTTTTTATTCCTATCTTAGGTATAAGAGTTAACCACATATAAGGTGATATCATATTTCCTAATGGAACTCTATCATACCATTGTTCATACTTTCTTTGGATATCTTTCTTTAATTCATCGAGTTCTTCTTGAGGTATTTTACCCTTGAATATATTCTCTATATTATCTATGATATTTTCATCTCGTAAGAAGAAAATAATCTTTGAAAATTGTTCCCTATTCATTTTTTTTATCTTTTATAATATTTTGACTTTCAATATAATCAGTAAAAATTTCTTCCTCGGTATAACCTTGTTCTTTGTAGAACATCACGGCTTCCCAGAGTCTGAGTATGCGGCTATCCCTGTTCCTGCGAATAGAGCTTAACAACGATCCCTGCTGAATGCCTATTTTCTTAGCAAGCTCCATACTGAAGTTATTATCTGTCAGTATCTTTTCTGTAATAGTATCACTAATTTTCATGTCGTTTCGATTTGATTTGATGTTATTTTTTATATTAATTTTTTTCTCATGCATTTCTATACCAAAAAGTATATATAAGCCAACTAAAGAGATAATAGCGAGTTTCTGTATATTGTAACTCACCAACTTTATTTAGGTGGTAATACTTCTTAGTTTTTACAAACTCAGCACTCAATTTTTCTAAGGTTGGGGCTATAACTTTCATATTTTTTTATTATTTTTGCAACTTGATTTATACTTGTAATTGTGAGTATATTTATGAGTATATTTATACTTACATTTCTGAGTGCAAATATATAGATTA